ACCTAAATAGGGGAGACCCTCCCGCGTCTGTAGATGGCAACCCAGAATAAGCACCTAGAACATCTTGAGGATGAACTTATAAACTATGGGTACAATGGATACCTTGCTTCTAAGGATCTGATAGAAGGATTTGTGAAAGAACTAGGTGGTCGTCCTACTGGAAATTTGAAGGTAACTACCAAGTGGGATGGTGCTCCAGCTGTGGTGTGTGGAATTGATCCGGAAAGTGGAAACTTCTTCGTTGGCACAAAGTCAGTATTTAATAAGAAGGAAACTAAAGTAAATTTTACTGAAGAAGATATTGATAGAAACCATGGTCATATTCCTGATCTTGCCATTAAATTAAAGTATTGTCTTAAGTATTTTCCAGAACTCAAAGTAAAGGGAGTTATTCAGGGAGATCTTCTCTTCAGTAAAGAAGATATCCAAACGAAAAATATTGATGGGGAAAGTTTCTATACTGCAACCCCAAACACTTTGACCTATGCTTGGCCGGTTGATAGTGATCTAGGTAAGGCTGTAAAAGCAGCAAAGGTTGGAGTAGTCTTTCATACTTACTACAGTGGTGGAAACACTCTCGTAGACATGAGTGCGGGATTTGGTGTTGATCAATTTAATTTGAAGTCTACTAAAAATGTATTCTTGGCTTCTGCTACTGTTGATAACATCAGTGCTAAATCTGGTTTGACCTCTGCTGAAGAACGCATTCTCAAATCTATAGTTGCTGTTGTTTCTAGAAATGCTCCAGTAGCAAAACAATTTCTAGAAGTAATTGCTCATGAAGCAACCAAGCAGTTTACTCTTGGATATACTATGAAGCGTTTTACTAACTCTTATGTAAAAGATGGTAAGACCATTAATAATACTAAACAGTTTATTGATGGATTTACTACAGCATTTAAGAAGTCATTAGTTGAAAAAGTTGAAAGTCTCAAAACTGAAAAATCTAAACAACAGTATCGTGATGTGCTAGCAAATGGTCTTAGTTATCTTGAAGATAACCAGCGAGCATTCAAAGCATTTATTGTAATGTACAATTCTTTCACCAACGCTAAAAATCTTATAAACAAAAAACTTGCAGGTCTCAGTGACACTAAAGTATTTCTTCGTAGTGGAGATACTTTTGTTACTACGAAACCTGAAGGTTATGTTGCTATTGTTGATGGTAAGGCAGTAAAGATTGTTGATCGTCTTGAGTTTTCTCGCGCTAATTTCTCCTTGGAAAAGGCATGGAAACCTCCTGTAACTGATGGATCTAAAGTTGCTGTGTTTACTTTTGGTAGGTTTAACCCTCCTACCACTGGTCACGAGCTACTGATAAATAAAGTTAAGGAGTATGCTGATGGGAATGATTACTATATTTTTCCTAGTCACACTGTAGATAATAAAGGAAAGAACCCTTTGAATTCTGATGAAAAAGTTGAGTTTATGAAAGAAATGTTTCCATCCCACAAATCTTCTATCATTTATGATACCGATATTAAAGATGCTATCAAAGCGTTGAAGTGGTTGGAGGATAAAGGATATACTGATGCTATCTTTGTAGTTGGATCTGATCGCGTTCCTGCGTTCCAATTCCTCAAAAAATATAATGGAAAAGATTTTAATATGAACACTCTTGATATAAAGAGTGCTGGCACTAGAGATCCAGATGCTGATGATGTTTCTGGTATGTCAGCGAGTAAAATGAGAAAGGCGATTGCCGAGATGGATATGAAAACATTTGTATCTGGATTGCCAACTCACCTAAAACAAAATAAAGATTTTAAAACTCGTTTGTTCAAAGCGGTAAGGAGTAATCTCTGATGGCTAACGCTGTAAAAGAAAGCATAGAAAAATCTTACAAATATCTAGATAAATTTATTGAACTTCTCAGAGAAGGAAAGGATGTATTGTTTGATCAAGAAAAAGTTGCGAGTAGACGAGTATATAAAGATGGCGAAAAGGTTAAAAAAATACTCGCTGCTTATGATGCTTTTATTGAATGGGGGATTAACGTCTACGATAAAGATATTCTAGAAGATTTATTTACCGAAGAAGATTTTGGTGGAACGAGATCTAATCCAAAGTATAGACAAATTGAATTTCAAAATATTGGTGATGGAAAAATAGAAGTACTTCCCATCAGTAAAATTCAAAAATCTACTATATCTACAGCTGGTAGAAAATCAGGAACTACATTTGATGGTAAGGATTCTGATTGGACAGAAACACTTACTTGTTATGCCATGGCATTCAGACAAAGTAAGGGATCTGATATAACTCCTGATGAATTCAGAGCATTTCTAATTGGTGGTAGAAACGAAGATAGTAAAGTTATTCAGATAATCAATCAAAATGTGGTAACAAATAAAAATAAGCAATTGGTTTATCAATACGGATTAGAAAAAGGATCTGATGATTATGATAAGGGTAAGTCTTGGATACATTCTTGTGTAAATGTAGCAAATGCTTTATATAAATCTCCTTATTTGAAACAGGGAGTAAAATATGATTTTTACTTCGGAGGCACTCCTGAAATAAGTTGGTTCAAAACCAAGTGGTCTACAAAATTTAATAATACTTTGCAAAGTCATTTGAGGCAATTGCATAATGTATCAAATGACGTAAAAAATTATGGATCATCCGTTGATGATAAATGGAACCCAGCTGACATTTATGCTCTGTCTAAAAATCTTAATAAGCAGGAATTGAGAACTACCACTATGGGATTTTTTCCTGGACAACGGAAAGAATGGAAGAAGTTTGTCGGTAAAAATCGTGTCGCACCATCAGATGAAAAGGTACAGCAGGATATGGCAGAATTAACTCGTTATAATTCTTGGATACATGAACGAATTCTAGATGGAACACTTATCCCAATTTCTCTGAAAAAAGCTTTAGGCAATGCACATGTTGATTTGATTTCAAATCCTTCAATAGAAAATTTTGAAGTTGATGTTGAGAATATCAGGGTAAGTTGGGAAACTACAGCACAAAAAATTTATATTTACTTTGATGCTGTTTATACTGTGGAGGTTGCCGGCACGAAGAAAACCACAAAGAAAAAAAGTTCTTACTTCTTTGATTGTAGAAATTTTAACAAAGGAGAAAATGTACAGTTTGAATTGGGGGCCCCTGGATCCTCTGCTAAACATGGCAAAGCGTCAGTTGGTCCAGCAGCGATGATTATTGATATGACTAGTCCTACAGTTGGAAATATTTTAAAGCAAACTAGAAAAAATTTTATTAGGTGGATGAGAAAAAATAGTATTAGTCAGGAGGGAGCAAGGAAAGCATTTGAAGACAAAGTTTTGAATGTAAATATTAAAAAAATATTCACTGACAATACTGCTATTGATGCTATAACTTCAAATGCAGGATGGCCAGTTCTCCTTGGTAATTATATTAAATTTCTTTCAAAGGAAATGGGATATAATCTTAACAAACCGGAAAGAGAACTAAAAGATTATTTTAAATCCAAAACTGCTTCTGTAGAATTGGGTTGGATAATGACTAGTAAAAAAATTCAACCTATTATAAAGAAAAATATTCTTAAATCTTTATACCTGTATGCATCATCTCAGGGACTACAGATTTTTGATGATTCTGGACTATTAAAAAAAAGTTATTTTTACAATTCATCTTACGTGAAGGTTAGAGACTAATGAAAAATTTTAAACAACTAAGACAGGAATCAACTCACCAAAGATACAGACACAAAGGTATCTTTCAGGAGGGAGATACTATCTACTCCTCTTTAAATGGAAAGACAGGAGTTATACATCGCTCCGGAGTTAACTATGTGATCGCAGTCACTGAGGAGGGAGAGATGTTCCGTGCTTGGGTTAAAGATATCCGAGAAGTATAAATAATAAACGAAGAACACACTTAGATACAATGGCAAAAAGAGACGCTCTTACTGAATCCCTTATGTCAAGTTTCCTTGGCAAACCCGTAGATGTAGCAGAAGTATTTGATGGGATGGATCCACAATCTCATGGCGCAGAGATTGAAAATACTTCACTTAAAAAGAAAGAAGTAAAGAAACCTACCAAGTATGCTGGGATGGAGTCTGCTCCATCAGCAGCAATGGAAGAGTCATGTGGACCTGAGCATGGTAAGGGTGAGAAGGAAGAAAAGGGAGAGAAGATGGATAAGAAGTCTTCTTGGAAGAAGATGATGAAGAAAGAGATGTATGAGATTGAGTTTGATAACTACACTCTCGTTCTTGAGAAAGAGAAAGGTGCTGACGGCAAAGCTTGCTGGAAAGGATATAAGTATGCTGGCACTGAGAATGGAAAGGACAAGTGTGTTCCAATGAAGAAAGAAGATGTTGATTACTTCGCAGATAGAATTCTTGCTGAAGAAATCATCACTGAGAAGATGGATCCAGTTGGTAAGGAAGATAAGGATATTGAT